TCTGAGCGATACTCGGTCATCTTCTCAGTAAGCAAGTAGTTCAGATAGTCTTGAACACGATTTGCTTGGTTTTCTTTTTCGTTGGTAATAGTTCCAACAACAGAAGTCTTGACTGGGCCACTGGCAGGGAACAACTCTTGTATCGCCTGTGACTGAAACTTAATCACCGACTCTGTGAGCAGCGGGTGGAACACCCCACAAGCACCGTCCCACGGCGTTGTCCTGTCCTCGTGCTTCAGCCCTAGAAGATCCAAACCCTCAACGTAGGTGCGCTCCCAGTCAGAGCGGCTTTCTTTGTCTGACTTGAAAGAGCCAATCAGATCAGTGGCAATACCGTACAGTTCGCCCTCATCGATGAACTCAGCGAGGTTGGCATCGTGAGGAACTGCGCCCATAGGCAACACATCGGGATCGAAATCAATCAGCATCCCGCCATCTTCTGTTTCTATCGAAACAGCTTCAGGATTGACGATCTCTATCTCTAGGTCTGGCTCATCGCCGGTTCCTTGAGAAAAGATCGTGTCTGGCGTAGCCAGAGGGCGATCAATAGCCATCTATCCGTTCTTCGTGAACTTCTGAGTTCTAGCTGCACCAGAGCCACGGGCAACGGTGTTTCCTCCGTTCTTTCGATCCATCATGGTGCCACCGCCATTCGCCATCATCTTGGGAGACATTCTCACACCATCCTTGGTCATCATGTTCATGGTCTTGCCACCACCCATCATCTTGCCTTTACCATCTACGGTGAAGGATGGCACCATCTCACCTGTCCTAGGATCTTTAGACATAGGCATTTTTGTGCTTTTGCCAGATGCCATCATCTTGGTAGACATCTTAGTCTTCTTGCCACCAGCCATACCCATCTTGGTTTTCTTGCCACCGGCATAACCCATCTTGGTTTTTTTGCCGCCAGCGTAGCCCATTTTAGACTTCTTCTTCATCGCCTGCTCCTGCATAGAGGTTATCGAATACTTGATTTACATCTAATGTATAATCTAAATCAGATTTGCTGTAGTGAATATGTTGAGAAGGGCGAAAATCTGGTGCGCCTTCTCCCGTTTCAAACCAAGCGGGATGTGTCACCCGCAATCGGTTATTTGGTAGAGCTACAATATTACCTGTCCACGGCCCTGCATCCAAAAGCTCCATCACATGCGACTGCTTGTGTTGTGCAGGATCATCCGCGATCTCATTGTTGGTGTAATCCACGGTGAACAAATACTTCGCCGGATACATCTCACCATCAATCTTTGCCAGCCAAGGGCAAGGTGTACACCGATCAAGCACATACACCGAGTGCTCTCTGGAACTGCAATCCCAAGGCTGCGCTGCCCATGTGGGCATTGGGTCAGGCCACTCTTCTAACGGCGTATCAGCAACCAAACCCGTAATCGGCATCCTTGCCCACATCGCACCGCCATGAATATTTGGTTCATCGTTATCGTAGGTTTCTGCCCCGGTGAATATCACCTGGAAGCTCAAGCTACGACACGGCATGGTGGTTACAGCGATTGCCATCGCATGTAAGAACTCACCGTGATACTTGATGTGGTTGTGTGTGTATTCCTTCCTAACCCAGCACTTGAAGTACGGGATGTTGCTTTGCAAAAAAGCCATTAATAGTAGTTCGCTTTTCTTGAGTAAAAAGGTTCGTCTTCTTCGTCCGAGCTTAGTTTTAGAAAGCCACCCTGACGGAATCTAAGCAGCGCCTGTGTCGATGAGTCCACAAGGTCATCGTGTTCGCCAGAAGGAAAAGCAGCGAACTCCTCGATCACTTCTTCAGCGAATCGAGTACCAGGTGCCCACACTATGCCGGATGCAAACAGATCCGCAACAGCATTCACCCGTGCAATCTTATCGTTGCCACGGGACGGGGTGTATTCCGAAACAGGTATCCCCATCGCTCGTAGCTCAAAGATCAGCGGCGTACCGGCAGCTTTTGCCTCCACGATAGTGGCATCAGGTTGCCAGTCCACATAAAACTCTTGGGCTGCTTTCTTGAGTTCTGGAAACTCTAAACGCTCTTTGAAAGCATCCAGTAAAATAATGTTTGGTTGGGTAATCCCCTCATCGTCAGGCTTGTAGAAAACGCCCCACGTTGTGCAAGCCGAATAGTCTGAGCGTTGTGTTTTTAAAAACGCTGTATCCCAAGACTGAATGATGAACTCACAGGGTGGTGGCCTTTCCTCTTGCCACTCCTGCCACCATTCCCGCTTGACCAGCGCACCCTCCTCGGAAGTGGGGTTCTGCTGATACTGAGCATTCCATTTCGGTGCCGGTAACTCATTACGAAGCGCGGTCAACTCCTCTAGCGACCAAAACTCCGGCCACAGGGCTTTGCCTGATGGCATAATGGCGGGAAACTCAATCACTTCCCACTCATCTACACCGGCACGTTGCACCGATGATTTTATAATCTGTCCTGTCAGATCCCGTTTGTGCCATCGGGTCATCACTACAATGATCGCACCACCAGGCTGTAAACGCTGACGTGGCCCTGATGTGTACCAGTCATACACTCGATCAAACACGCTAGGATCTGCACTCTGGCCTTCTTGCTCAGAATGCGGGTCATCGATGATCAGCAGATCCGCACCTTTACCAGTTACGGCACCACCGACACCAATAGCGAAATATTCACCGTTCTTACTGGTGCTCCATCGACCAGCAGCCTTGCTGTCGGATCGTAAGCCCAAACTGGGAAAGACTGACTTGTAGTCATCGCTATCGACTAGGTTTCGTACCTTACGACCGAACCCCACAGACAACTCTGCGGTATGTGCCGTCTGTATGATCTTCTTCTCTGGGAACCGGCCTAGAAACCAAGCAGGCAAAAGATACGAAGCAAACTCTGATTTGGTGTGCCTCGGCGGCATGTTCACGATAAGACGTTTTAACTCACCACTAGCAACACGCTCGAAAGCATCTGCCATGATCTTGTGGTGCCGTCCCTCAATAAACGCAGGCCAGACATACTTCGTAAATCCCATGAAACTGTCACGGGCAGCTTCTTTACGCTCCGCTTCTTCCAAAGATTCTAAAAGATCTAGGATCTCTTTTTGCTCTTCAATCGGAAGATTTGGTATGGATTTGAGAAGCTCAGGATCTATTTTTGGCATAAAGCTATGAGGACGTACTCTTGAGAACGTTCGCTAAGAACGTTAACTGTTTCTTAGGCCACCGACCACCCCTAGGTGGCCTACGTCCGTAATCTCGAACGTCCTCTGTTAACTTTCGTCACGTTAGCACATTGAGTCGCTTGACAACGTATGTCAACAACTATCGCAAATTTTTTTAAAAATTTTTTTCGCGTATGGGACTCCTGGCACACTTCCTGAGAAAAAAAGGGTCGTAGTACGTTGGTTTGCTAGTTTGCCCAGAATTTTGGGGGTCGTTTGTGTGGTTTACTATGTATATACAGCTAGGTACGCGCACGGCTACAGGGGGGTGGCCCAGGGCCTGCCTCGAGCACGGCCCAGGAAAATAGGCTCCCCTTATGACAACCGTTATGGTTCGTGGGTCATTGGATACAAACTGTTAGAGTTAGTGGAGCGGTTCGTTCGACTCTTCTGCTTTCGCTAATCGCTTTTGAATTTCGGCAGCGACTTCTTCTGCCGTTCTCTCTGTTGTCACTTGCTCCACCTTGTCACTGAACAATGCAACCGTCCTACCCAGTAACTGCGCCGCGGTGAGTTGGGCCTGAGTTGGTTCATCTCCCGTTGTCGGATCAATGCCGTCTTCTGTCCAGCGTCGAAGCTTGTTCACGACAAGTTCTCTGTCCGAGACCGCTTTGCGAGATATCGCCCTATGCTTTTGCTCCGTTATCTGATCAACCCTTGCGGTAACCTTGGGGTTCTTCATAAGCCGACTCGCCTCACTGTGAACCGTCGAATCCTTGCCACTGCTGTTGAAAGCTTGGCGATACGCTGCCGATTGATCATTGCCCCCAGCGATCAACTGCGCGAAGTGCTCTTGTTTCGGTGTGAGTTTGTCTGCCATCGCCGACTCCTGATAAAAACGTCATTGTCATTTGCCTATATAGGTACAGCAAACCCACGCACCACATACCATAGCCTGTATCAATTGATAAGCTCCTATCGATAGAAACAAACGATGTAAATAATTACCCTCATTGGTCGTTGTACACTTGACATGGTATTCCCCAACCCCATAATCGGCTCATCACTTACATAGGACATACGACATGGCAAAGACATACACCTCACGCACCTCATTAGTCTTCGACACCGCTACCAGTATTTGCGAGATGAAGAACATGCGGGAACGCGCACAGTTTGAAGCGTTTAACCCCCACGGCTTGTTGGCACAAAAGAAGCGCAACGACGACATTATTGCAAAGCTAGTCGATGACGGCGTTGTACCCGTTGGCTGGACATACGCCTACGGGTTTGCATCAGTCGAGCGCAGTCGGTTGCGTAAGTTGGCAACGAAGAGTCGCGTCTCGGGCAGTGATTTGAGATTTGCCCAGTACTTGATGCAGAAGCACATACAACTGCAAGAAAAGAAAATTGCTGAAGTAGCGGAGGCTTAACCCATGATTGCAACGTCCACCACTACCGCCAAGGCCACTGCCCGTGCAGTGCGCCTCTGGATCGAAGGCGCGAAGCTCACCGCAGCGGGATTCACTCCCGACACCGCCTACTATGTTTTCTCACAACTACGGGACGGTGCGTTGGTCTTGATGATCGACACCGACGGTGATCGCCGAGTGACCAAGGCGATGCGTAATGGTAAGCCTCGCCCGATCATTGATCTGCACTCAAAAGAGGTAGCAGAGACATTCCCAGCGGGAACCAAGGTGCGAGTCGAATATCACCCCAACAAAATCATCTTCACGAAGGAGTCCTAGCATGAACGCAACCTATACCCAAGGCGACGGCAAATGGCACAGTGAGTACATGGCGAAAGTGAAGACCATGCCCACCGATTCACTGCGCTATGTGATTCAAGATTGCCGCGATGCCATCGAAGCGATGCCTGAGAATCCCAAGTGCGATCAGTACATGGACGAAATCCATTACTGCGCCACAGAGTTGCGTCTCCGAAATGAGGCAGCAGAACCCCATGACAACGCCGTCAAGGCCCAGATGCGACTGCATGCCGCGATATGCGACAACCCGACGCACCGTCA